ATCAACCAGATTCGTTTGGAGAATCCGCATTTGTGGACTGAGGCTTTTCAGATTGAAGCCAGACAGATGATCAAAGAGGGTACAGAGCTAGAGATTGCATACGCTGAAGACACGATGCCCCGTGGGGTATTGGGTATGAACGCAGTGATTATGGCGGAATACCTGCAGTTCATTGCGAACAGGCGGTGCCTGCAGCTAGGACTGAACGAACTGTATGCCGGAGTACAGAATCCGTTCCCTTGGATGTCTGAAATCATGGACTTGCGCAAGGAGAAGAATTTCTTCGAAACACGAGTAATTGAGTACCAAACAGGCGGCGCTTTGTCCTGGGAGTAATTTGTTGGCCTGAAATATTTCAGAAAAGCAATTTACTCATCCTCAGAATAGCCGACGACGCACTTAGTGCAATCACCCCAAGAGATTTGTAATGCCTGTATTAAATAAGCCCAAAACCAGCACAAAGAAAATTGCGTTGGGAGTAGCAATTGCCGCCCAACTGTCAACAGCAGCAGCGTTTGCACAACAACATGTCAACAGTGAGAACACTGGAAGCGTGTTGCTGTATCCGTTTTACAACGTAGAAAATAGTAACGACAGCTATTTGCACGTTAGTAATACGACAGCCGAAAACAAGGCTGTAAAAGTTAGATTCATGGAGCACCGCAACAGCAGTGTAGTCCTAGAATTTAATGTTTACATGGGGCCATATGACATCTTTCCTGTAGCAATTACGAAGGTAGGTGATGGCGCAGCAGTCCTCACAAATGATGCGAGCTGTACTGTTCCTGCGCTAGGTACTGCAAATGGTAATTACGACGGTACGCAAGTTGAGCTGGCAGATGGCTCTATTCTGCGCACGCAGCCGTTTGTGCCGTATCAGTATGACAGCGAAGCTGTACCTGGCTTAGGTCGAACCTTAAAGGGCCACGCTGAAGTAATTGAGATGGGCGTAGTCGATAGCTCGATTGACGTGTCTGATTGTAAAGCAGTCTCTAAGTTGTGGACTGACGGTGCATGGACAACTGACACCTCAGCAGATGTAACTGCTCCCACAGGCGGCTTAGGTGGTTCAAGCATGTACATTAACCCAGGAAAAGCGTTCGCAATGAACGTAAACGTTACTGCAATTGACGGTTGGGCTAAGTCAGCGACCAACTACCACGCTGGTCCGGGTACTTTGTTGCCAACATTGAATCAGGGCATCAGCACAGCCACTGTCTTTGATGGAACAGACTACGTCACGTTGGATTACACAAAGCAGACTGACGGTGGGGTACTTGCTACCAGTGCAGTGCTGGCAACGCAGAGTGTATTCAATGAAGTGCAAACTGAAGTTGCTATCGCAGCTGAAACAGATTGGGTCGTGACTTTCCCAACTAAGAAATATTTCACTAACGCTGCTAAGGCTTCTGCCCCGTTCACCGAAGCTTATGACAGCAAAGTAAAGACAGACACTGCTTGTGAGACGGTTAACTTGACTCGATTTGATCGAAGCTCAAACAAGACCACAGGCTCGGGTACGTTTGTTCCTGAAGGTAGCGGTGTAGACGGTGAGTTGTGCGGCAGCGTAAGCGTTATGTCGTTTCACCCTAACTCAGCGTTAGGCGTTGCCGACACTACAGCAGTGGATTACCCATATGGCGCAGGCGCAGCAACAGTAGAGATGGCACAAGTGTTACCTGCTGATGATAACGGCGTCACAGTAGCTGGCTTACCTGTAATTGGCTTTGCAGGAACGCGAATTGTGAATGGGGCCATGAGTTACGGATATGCACAAGAGCACAAAACGCTGACCATAACTTCTGGCGGTATTTAACTTAGAACGCTCCCCAACTGCTGGCGAAGCCAGCATGTTGGGAGAGCTATTACGGATTATTGATGATGAACAGTAAACGCAACGGCCCAAAACATAAAATCCGACATGATCTCGATGAATATCCTTGGATTAACGATTGGTTTGAAGCCGCAATCATATTTACCGCTTTAGCCACGTTATTTGGTGGTGGCGTTTTAGCTTATTACATACTTAGGTAAAAAATATGCCTCTTTACTTCTTTGAAGGTCGTAATACTGGTATTTACGCTGAATCAGCAGCAGCAGCGCGTAAAAAGAAAAAACGTGGTGGCGACAAGATCGTTAAAACGTTAAACAAAGCACCGCCTAAGAACGGTGCCTGGGATAGAACGCGGAAAGACGGAAAGTCTCCCGCTACATCAGCTCACGGAAAAGGTCGTGGCATGGGCCCACCAAGGAAGAAGAAAACGTGAACAGTGCAAAGAAACGAGTGTGGAGGCCGTTAAATACCTACGGCCTTGTCTTTATAGGATCATTTGTGGCGTTGGTAATTATCTACACGATAGTGGAATTGTAGAAAAACAAGAAAAGTTTTTGCACAAGTCCGATAGTCCCCCGATAAGTTAACCAACGGGACACTGCCGTGACAGAAATAGTAGAACAAATTGCTGACCCATTAACGGTCGATCAATTTAAATCAGCACTACCTGAGAAGCTTAAAAAGTCTGTAAATCCAAAGCTGATTTATCAGATCAACAAGACTTTGTCAGAGCCCGAAATGTTTGAGCAGTATCGGGAAAACCTTGTTAGCTATGCATCAATTATGGCTGACGGGAAGTTTAAGATCAGCGGATACATTGACGCTGTGAAGTACACCAGCCACAAGCTAATGGGTAAAACCAATATCGCTGCGTATACCTCGACTTTCCCAGACCGTATTGCACGGTTTGAAAAGAAAGGGATACCCGACAAAGATATCGCTAGTTACGTGACTGCGTACAACAAATCCAAGTTAGTCACCATGATTATGCAGCAATCCATAATCCCTAGCTGGGTACTTAATCAAGACCTGTATCAAAAAGCGCTTAACACTCAGGCAGAGCTTATGTTGACTGCAAGGAGTGAAAAAGTTCGCTCCGATGCAGCAAACAGTTTGCTCTCCCAACTCAAAGCTCCAGAGGCTGCGAAGGTAGAGCTAGATGTGCGAGTAAGTGAAGATTCGAGCATCGATCAGCTCCGTAGAGCAACCTTAGAACTCGTTGCACAACAAAGAACTGCGATCCAAGCAGGTCAAGTTAATGCACAGGATGTTGCACATAGTCCAGTAGTCATCGAAGGGGAGGCGAGAGAGATTTGATGCAAATACTGACAAGAAAATACGGTCGCCTCTATGGACCTAAAGGCAACCGTATCTATGAGGAAGATACGTGCAATGGCAACAAGAATGGCGATCAGAGACCTGACGAAAGTTCTGATACTAGAAATGTTAGTGATTCTGCCAGTGATGATGGATCTACAACGAGCAATGTAGATGAGTGATTTAACGGAAGCGTTGGGAGTAGAGGAATACCTTAGCGATGTTGATTACAACATCGATCCATACTACGTCCCCAGTGACTTCGCACTAGAGTTCGTAACGTTTATCAAATTAGTAAACGGTGCTGAAGGCGAAGAAAACAAAACACCGTTAATTCACTACCACATGCTAGATACACTAGTGGGCGGCAACCGACGCATAGCAAACATGTGTCATCGAGGAGTCGCTAAGACAACAGTAATGGGTGAATACCTGTTCCTGTACTTGGGCGTGCACGGTGCATTACCAGGCTTTGGTAAAATTGATCTTGGTTTGTATGTATCAGATAGCATCGAGAACGGTGTTAAGAACATGCGCAAAAACCTTGAGTTTCGTTGGGAAAACTCTGACTTCCTAAAAGAGTTTATTCCACAGACGCGATTTACCGACATCCGGTGGGAATTCAAGAACGCAGCAGGAAATACATTCATTGTTAAAGGCTACGGCGCTAAGACAGGCGTTCGTGGTGCTAAAGAAATGGGTACAAGACCCCAGTTAGCGGTGCTGGACGACCTCATCTCCGATGAGGACGCCCGCTCCGCCACTGTGATCAGTGCAGTGGAAGATACAATCTACAAAGCAGTGGAATACGCGCTACATCCTAAGAAGAACCTGATGGTGTGGAGTGGAACTCCGTTTAACGCTAAAGATCCGTTGTACAAGGCTGTTGAGTCAGGTGCATGGGCAGTTAACGTGTTTCCAGTGTGCGAACGATTTCCTTGCGAACCAGAAGAATTTCGAGGTAGTTGGCCGGATCGCTTTACCTACACGTATGTGCAGCAGCAGTACGAGAAAGCTCTGAAGCTAGGCAAGCTAGAAACGTTTAACCAAGAGCTTATGCTTCAAATTATGTCTGAGGACGACCGCATCGTCCGAGAAGAGGACATCCGCTGGTACAAGCTGGATTCGATCATCACTAACCCCGGTCGATTCAATTTTTACATCACCACAGACTTTGCTACGTCAGTCAGTGAATCAGCTGACTTCAGCGTGCTTAGCGTGTGGGCACACAACAATGCTGGAGACTGGTTTTGGGTAGACGGGGTCTGTAGGCGGCAGCTTATGGATGCAAACGTTAATGACTTGTTTCGCTTAGCGCAGCGCTACAAGCCACAGTCTGTAGGCGTCGAAGTTAGTGGGCAACAGAAAGGATTCATTCCTTGGATACAACAAGAAATGATGAATCGAAATAACTATTTCGCGTTAGCAACAGATAACAACTCAAACCAGCCCGGAATACGTCCATCAACTAACAAACTGGCGCGATTCATGGTGGTACAGCCTTGGTTTAAGGCTGGAAAAATGTATTGGCCTTACGAAAGAAGAGAGTCTCCTGAAGTCAAAGAATGCATGAACGAATTGAGTCTTGCATCGAGAGGCGGATTTCGAAGCAAACAGGATGACTTCATTGATACGATTTCAATGTTGCCACTGATGGGTGCTTATCGCCCCAGTGAGCTTGGGGAATTGTCTGCAGGCCAAGACGGCATGTGGGACATGGATGATTACGATGACGAATACACAGCTTTCGATAGCTACGTAGTGTGAGGACACGAAAATGACGTTACAGGATATTTATAATCAGCTCAGTTTCGGTGAGCTTCGCATGTTGTTTATGGGCTCTAATCCAGACGATGTAGATCAAGGATTAGACCAAGATATGTTCATTCGGATGCTTCCACACATCCAGCTTGGCCTAACAGCGCTGCATAAGCGATTTGAGCTAAAAGAAAGCCAATGCACAGTTACTCTAGTGCCTGAACAGTTTGTGTATGTGTTAGCGCCTAAGAAAGCGCTCGATAAGAACTGGCCTAATGACTTATTGCAGATTAAACGTGTATTTGGCGAGCTCGAGGCCAAAGAATACGAGATCCCACTAAATGACGCTGGCATTGAAGATGCCATCCGCACTACAGCGTTTA